TCTGGAAGTAATGTAAAAGCTAATTCTGTTCCTACTACCATTGCTTCTTGTGAAGTATCTGTTTCATCAAAATGTGCTTCAATAGTACCACTAAATGAAGTTCTTCCAGATATAAATGTTTTAGCAGAATCTGATAAAGATGTATCTTCTACTACATCTCCTGTAGTTTCTAACGTAAATGCAGTTACTTCTCCAGTTGTGTCAGAACCTGTTTTAACGACACCTTCTTTTCCGTGATGGGTTGCCATGATTTTTTCTCCTTAGTTATTGTTTTCGTGTTAGCTGGTTTATATCCTAGCTTCTCAAAGTGTGCAAGATTATTTTCGTTTATTGTAATCTCATCATTACCTTTTATTAGTTTTATATCTTTTGCCATAATAACCTTATAATTGATTTAATCTTCTTCTTCAAGTTCTTCATCATCATCTTCATAGTCTTCATATGGTTCTGCCTGTTCCTCAACTTCTTCTTTGATTTCTTCACAAAGTATTGAAATCTTGTCATTTAGTTTTTCTATTTTATTTAGTTTTTTTAATATACTCATTATAATGTTCCAGCTTGATGTTCATATATTACTCTTACAGTCATTGATATACCTCCATAAGGAAATAATGTACCAGCATCAGTTTCAACAGATACAACTTCAGTATCTAGAGCATTACTATTTCTAGTTATATCAGTTTCTAATGCTTCTTCAATAACTTCTATAAGTTGATTTCTAGCAGTATCTATATTCGTTTCTGACCCTTTAACAAATCCCGAAATTAAAAAATCTAATGTTGCTATTCTAGTTTTAGCTCCACTACCTAATTCTTGGTCTTCTTTTGTTTCTTCTTGTGTTTGGATTAGTACTGCTGGGTATTGTTGTTCAGATAATTCTTCTAATGGGAAAGGTTGTCTAGTTACTTTCTTAATAGTTAAAGCAGTTATGTTTGTAATTGTTGTTGCAATATTACTTGCGATGTTTTCTCTAACACTCATAATTTTAACTTTCTCATTTCTTTACTTATTAAATTTTCAAACTGATTTTTTATAGCATTTTCTACTTTTTTATTAAATCCAAAAAATGGTCTTTCAGGTAATTTTCCTGATCCTGTCTGATGCCAATAAGCTCTTTTAGCCATACCCATATCATTAAAATAAACTTGTGCCTTATAATTATTAACTGTTCTTGATTTCATGCTTTGAAGCATTCTATTAGAGTCTTGTAGATCAACAGTAGTCTTACCTTTGAGTGCTGAGTACTCAGGAGAGTAACCTACAAATCTTCCTGAAGTATATTTTTCTCCTCTAGTAGTTTTATCTTCAATTATTCTTCTTAATTGTTCTCCAGCTTGATCTAATCCTTTTTTAGTAATGTGAGGAAATCTTTTAAGAAATCTATCAAACTTCTTTTGTATTTTTTTTGTATTAGTAGCAAAGTGAATTGATAAGGCCATTATCTAATAAGTCTTCCTGTACCATGTAAGTTTTCTCTTTCAGCAACACTAATAGTACCACTGTCATCAGAATCATATTCTACACCGTCTTCAAGTATTTTTTGAAATTCAATATTGTATTGACTATTATAAAATTCAATCATTCTTTCAAATCTATCTTTATCAGCTTCAGGTCTAAATTTTGTTAATGCTGGAAAAAAGAATTTGCCTAAAAATAAATAAACACCAGCTCTAGTAAATTGATCTAAATTAACTCTATCAGGTTCTAACTCTACTGTATTTAAAACTGTAATATCTGTAAAAACATTTGATTTGTATGTTTGCCACCATTTAATTCTTAACTCTCTTAAAATATCTGAAGTTGTTAATCCTAACCATGTCGTAACTTTTGCATCGCTTGATAATATTCCAAAATCAAAAGCATCTGGTTGATATGTTTGAACATCTGCAACTGTAATAACATCTGCTCCTGTAAAATTTGCCATAATATAATTCCTCTTATTGATTGATGGGGGATTGCTCCCCCACCAAAAGTTGCACTAATTAAAATGCCATATCCGTTACTACTTGACAACCAAAGTCATCTTTAACGATCCCTGTACCATAAGTTACTGAACCTACGATCTCAGTTGCTCTTAAAGATGCATCTCTTTGAGTCTCAATTTTGAAATCAGATTTCATAGCAAGACCTAATGATTGAGGATGGAATACACCACCTACTGCATCATCATTACCAAAAGAAGCAATGTTTGCATTTTCAAAAAGATCAATACCGAATACTGTTCCAGCATAACCACTTCTTAAAATTTGCTCTGAAGATTGTCCTAATGCGTTTGCACCAGTTGAGTAACCAGCCGCTGTTAGAGTTTTCTTCAAGTTAAACATAGCTTTAGGACTAAACACACCATAGTAAGGTCTAGGAATGTTTAATGATCTTAAAGTTGCTTCAGCTTGAAGTAACAGATCAGCAGTTAATTCAATACCAGCACCACCCAAGTCATTTGCACCAGCAAAGTCTGAGAATAGAGCTGATAAATCTGCATCTACTTTTTTAGCAATTGCTTCACCGAATAATTTTCCGATGTCAGCCGCCACATCTCTTGACGCAGTATCTCTACCAAGGTCAGTTAATGTAGTCATTACTCCAACTTCAGAAGCAGTTATAGTTGCTTCAGTTGGGTTGATTGCTGTGTTTGATAAATCAGTTGCTTCAGCTACTGCTGCCGCACTGATAGTTGGATATACAGGAACTGCAATTTGTTTGCCTTGTCCTGTGATATTGTATGTCGTAACCAACGGTCTCATTACAGAAGTTTCTTGGAAGTTAAAAATCGCTTCTTGAATAATTTCTGTATATAGTTCCGAAAGTGTTGACGATGTTGTTTCGTTTGCCATTTTCTTATCCTATTAATTGTTAATTGTTAATTTAGGATTTAATCTAAAACCACTTTTAGAGTTACGCATTTCTGCATAAACTTTTCTATCAGCAGGATTATTTAAATCCAGATCGCCTATTGATTTGGGTTTGAGGCTATTACCACCGATACTGCTCTGGCTTCCTGATCCAGACAAAGACCCTTGACGGAAATGTGGGTTAGTATCTAAAAACTCCTTTACTCTATCTTCTACAGTTAAAGGTTGTCCTTTTTCGTTATATCTGATGTTTCGGTTATTATCAAGTACTTCTACTCTACCATCATCAGCTAATTGTAGTTCAGATTTTAATAAAGATACTATTTGTTCAGGAACAACAGCTTTGTTTGATGATGCAACAGATAATATTTGTTTATCTATTTTTTCAGCTACCATTTCACTTTTGATCTTTTGGATTTCTTGTTCCTTTTCAGATAATCGTTCTTGCATTATCTTTTCAAGGTCTTGTTTAGTTTTAGCTTCTTTTAATTGTTCTTGTTTAACAAGTTCAGCTTTTTGATTTTCTTCTTCTTGTATTTTCTTTTCGTATTTTCTTCTTTCAGCCATAACTCTAGATTCAAGTATGCTATTTAATTGAGCTTGTGTGAAAGTTTTTTGTTCTTCTTGTTCAGAAACTTGATTTGTTGTTTCTGTGTTTTCGTTTGTAGCTTCAGCTACGATTGTTTCTTCTGACATATTACTCCTTATTCAGTTATTATTGTTCCGCTTTCGTCATACCAATCTGGGTTAACGAAGCTCCATTGATGACGACAGTTATATCCACCACGAACTAATAATGGATCTCCAGACTTCTTGCCTTTCCAAGACTTAGATGCCCAAAGTGATTTGACTTCATCAATCGTAAATAGTCCTCCATTTCGTATATCATATTTGCCACTTCTTACAAGCCTACAATGATCTCTAGTTGTAGGAATAATATTACCAAAATACTTACACATTGTTAATCCAGCTTCTACTGACTTATGTAAATTTAGAGTTGCATCAAATTCTCTAAGCCCATCATTAAGAATCTGACCAGCATATCGTTTCATGTTCTCTCCTGACCTTGTGGTTGCATACTTAGATTGTAATATTTGAATATTTTTATCTAGTTTTGTTCTTACTGCTACTCTTTTGGGTCCTGAAAGTCTTCTAACTCTAACTTCATCTTTTTTAATATCTTCAATTAGTTTTTGTACTGCTGTATCATCAGCTGTAGCATAGATTCCATTTATTGTTTGTCTTAGTTCAGTTTGTAGTTCAGTAAAGTTAGTTCCAACTAATGTACTTTGATAAATCTTATCTGAGATTGTTCTTGTAAATGTATTTGCAACATCTTTAAATTGAGAAAACATTTGTTTTTTTAAATTTGTTATAACACTTAGATCACTATTTGTTAGTTGTTGAAACTCTATTGGTATTCTTCCAATACTTTGAAATGCTCTTTCAATTCTTTTTGATTGTTTATTAAGACCCTCTCTAACAACTTTATCAGACCATGATAAATATTCTCGTTCTAAAATTTCTCTTATAATAGGTCTTGAACTTATTGCTGATTGAAGTTCAAATAATTTTCCTTCTTTAATTGGAAGTGTTCCAACATAAGCCATTATATCTTTTTCTATTTTATCTAATGCTCTAATCAGATCTTCATAGTATCTAGCTTCTGCTAACTCAATTTGAGAGATTCTATAATTTGTCATTTGTTCAACTATATCGGACATGAGTGTTAAATATCATTAAAAGATAAAAAAACCAATAAATAACCACAAACTATGCTCTGTATTACTTGTTGATCCTAATAATGGAATATCCGAGGGTAAGTTATGAAAAAAACAACAA